CCCTCTAGCTTATGCTAGCAGCTTCTACTTTACATGTAGAAAAGATGGTGTTGAGCGTAAGTACATGATGTATGAGGGTGAAGAAACTAATACTATTGACTTGATATATGAAAAACCAACAATGGAAGACAATGGTGTTAAGGTGATCATACCTATCAAGTGGGGTGACCGTTGGGACTTTGTAAATAAGATAAGAGAGCAGCTTGCTTATTTTGAGCATGTGTATTTCAATGTGGATGATATAGATAATAACTTTGTGATCCATAGATCAAACTTGTTTCAGTTCTCCGAATTATCTTCTGATAGCTATCTACATGTGTGTCTTGATGATGTATACTATCCACTAGACTTCAAGAAGCTTGATATAGATAAGATAGAAATACCTGTAGGTCTGAGACTTAGTTTAACAGATGGTGTGTTTCCTACACCAAACCGTGAATCTCTTAGGTACACACCTGAAGCAAAAGCAGCTATTCTAGAAAAGATACATCGCTTTGCTAATGTAATGACACAACGATATAATCAATCAGTCACTGTAGATAGTGATGTGTATGCTGTACTGAAGTATTACACAAACAACAGTAGATATATCAATATGTTTGGTAAGCAGTTTGACTACAATCAACTTGCTAAGTTTGCCACAGCTAAAATTGCTACACCTAAGATAGCTGGTGTAGATACATTGGAATTACATACGTTACAAGGATATGCATTTGGTGCATTACTTAAGAACTACAGACGTTCTTACAAGTATGAGAATGGTAGAATGTATGAGATAAAATATGATACACATAGTTGGTCATCACGTATTGATTGGGATGCAAAAGATAGAAGACACTATCTCCTTAATGGTGATATGCGAGGACATAAGAAAGCTTATCTAAGAGAACTTGCAGAAGATCATGAAAGTAGATGTGTGTATTTTATTAAAGAGAAAGCTAAGCACAAACAGATGACACTAAAAGGATCTCAAGGATATAAAGAGCTTCTAAAGCTTAACAACTATCCTAAGGACCAGTGGAGAACTGTAATCAAAGAGTGGAAGCACATTGAGAGTCTTCTACTTGCTGATCTTATTGATGCTGATGCTATTGAAGTGCCTCAAGACTGGCTAGATGCTAGAAAGAATAGCAAGGTGGCTAAGATGAAAGCAACTAAAGCTGCTAAAGGTGCAAAGCTTGAAGGTGATTTCAATTGTAAGAAAGCTGAAGACCTTCTTAGATATAATGATGGTAGAAACTGTAAGTTTGTTGCTGGTCGTCTTAATGTTCAAACAATAGAAGAGGGTGACACTCTTTATGTTTATACACAGCATGATGATTTCATGAAACTTGATAAAATGTATGAGGATACTAAGAAAATGGGTATTCAATACATTACACTATCTCAACGTGAGCTTAAGATTATTGAAGATTCAGGAGAGGCAGTGGACAATCTAGTATCTTATGATGATTTTGTGAAAGGTCATGTAAAGTTTGTTCAGATAGTTACAGCTGTACGTATTCACAGATTCTGTAATAAGTATAGTGAGGTTTTTGATAAGAGAAGTTACATTAAGGAAGTTAACTTAGAACTTGCAACTGATCTAAAGGATCTTACAGATTACCGAGCACTCTACTTATATCCTGCTAAGTATAGTAGTTTTGGAGATCTTGATGCTTTGATGAAAATAGCTGAAGAGAACAACTTGTTTAATGATACATATTATGAACTACAAGAGAAAGTTCATCAACTATTAAAGACTCACTATTATTTCAATACACTTGCAAAGGTGATGAATTATTCTCATACCTCTAGTGAACTTCTAGATTGTATGGCACAACTAATGACTTGTAATGGGTTAGAGGTGAATCCAAACTATGAGTATAACTATCTAAAGAAAGCATCAGAAGATGCTGAAACAGAGTAGATTACATGTGGGAGATTGTTTGACAGTCTCCCATATTTTTCGTATATTAATAAATAAAAACAATTAAAAAACATGAGTAAATTTCTAAGTTTAGAATGGTTCAAAAACAAAGTGGACCATTCAGTTGAGAAGGTAATTGAGAAGAAACTTAATACCTTAATGAATGAACAAGATGAAGCTGCTGGACAGCCTTATCAAAGCGCTAAATTAGTTAACGATGTGCTAACTATTGTAATGAACGATGGTTCTGTAATTACCAAGATGGATGCTACAGAAGATCACTATGCAGCTGTAGAGCTAGCAAAGAATGTAGCAGACTTGTATTCTATTGTTAGTGACCCTAGTGTTGTTAATGAGAAAATTGAAGAAGAGAAGAAACTTGCAAGACTTAAAGCTCTTCGTGAGGGACTAGCTGTTCTAAAAGAAAGTGGTGAATTCACAGTGGATGGAGATAGTGTATACTTCAAGGGTATATCTAGATCTCTACCACAATTACTAGTTGAAGAACTTATTGATGAGGTGAGTCGTGCTAAAGAACTTGGTATCCCATTAAAAGATTCTGATGGATATCAGTCTCTTAAACGTTTCTTTATGTGGTGTGCTCTTAATCCAAGAGCTGAGGTAGCACATGAGCTGTACAGATTCTTGAAAGAGAACAGCTTCCGTATCACTAAGCAAGGATTCTTTGTAGCACTACGTAATGTTGTTACACTACATGGAAGCCCAGAGCTTGTACACTTTATATCTAATACATATAATAAGGTGAAAGCTGTGTGGAAGAAGAGTCCAGATGACTATAGTGTGTTTCTAGAAAATGGTGAATACAAGCTTATACATGAGGATAAGCTACACCGTGAAGAAACATATACAACTACAGTGTGTCCACAATGTGATGGAGAAGGTGGTTACTATGATGATGGTGATTATTATGAAGATGAAGATGAATGGAATGAAACAGAGTGGATAGAATGTGATGCATGTGGTGGTACAGGTGAGGTAGAGCCTTATGAAGTAACACACATTGTAAAAGTAGATCATGGAGAACTAATAGGTAAACTTACAGATCTATATCTAGACTTACCTAACAGACATGAGAATCGTTTCACAGATGATTGGACTAAAACATTTGACATACGTGTAGGTAAGGTGGTTAACATGCCTAAGGAAAGTTGTAACTGGTCAACACAAGATTGTGCTGCAGCTGGTTTACACTTCACTTCTGACCAGATACACTATGTAGGATGTGGCGATCAGTCTGTTCTAGTTCTTATCAATCCTATGAAGGTAGTTGGTATTGGTACACACAAGGGTAGATGCTATGAGTATTTACCAATCATGACTGTACCAAGAGATGAAGCCACAGAGATTCTTCATGACAATCAGTTTGACACTCTACAACTCGATGAAGAGTATGCAATTCGTGAGCTTGAAAACCTTGAGATTAAGGTGCAAGAAGGATTTGTAGCTGAGAGTTCTAAGTATGAATTCAATTTACCAAATGTTAGTAGTACTGACATACGTAATATTGTAGGAGGTTTAGAAGATATGAAGGCTGAGATACGAGACAGAGTTGTATCTCTAGATTAATAAATTAGGGGATAACATTTATTTAAGTTATATTTGTTATCCCTTTAATTTTAAAATTATGGCAAAAAAATCAACAAGAAAACCAAGAGTGCCTCGCACTAGAAATGCTGGAACAATGACAGAATCAATGTTCTGGTCTATGATTAGAAGTGCATTAAGACAGAAAAGTAGATGGTGGAAACCAATCGCTGAATGTAAGAAGTTGGCAAGAAGAGCTTACAAAGGAAAGAATAAAAGACAGAAGTGGGAATATCTATGCAATAAATGTAAAAAGTGGTACAAAAGTGATCAAGTTAATGTTGATCATATTGAACCTGCAGGAAGTTTAAACTGTTCAAACGATCTCCCATCCTTTGTAGACACTCTATTTTGTGAACAAGATAACTTACAGGTTCTCTGTAAAACATGCCATGATCAAAAAACACAATTAGAAAAACAATTAAAACAATTTAAAAAATGAAACATTTTATGAATAATGCTATTGAGTATTTTAAAACACCTGAACATTATGAAAATGGAAAAGAGTATGATATTATAGACGTGTGTAATGATTACTCTCTTTCGTTTAACAGGGGTAATGTTCTAAAATATATAGCTAGAGCAGGAAAGAAAGGGAACGAGCTAAAGGATTTACATAAAGCTTTAGATTATTTACAGAGAGAAATTGAGTACGTTAAATCAAGAGGGAAGTTATGATAAAGGGAGTTAAAGCAACAACTGTTCAAGAAGATCTTGATATAGTTGTAAGAGAAGTTAAGAACTGCCCCACTGAGTATGACAAGACAGAAAGAGTATTACTAATAGATGCTGATAGCATTATGTATTTTGCTACACACTTTCCTGAAGAATCTTTGATGGATTTTCCAACAGAAGAAGATAGAATTGAAGAAGCCAAGTATAGAACTAGAACTAAGTTAGAAGAAATTCACAATAACATAGAAGAGTTTTACAATATACAAGAGACTTTTATCTTTATAGGAGGTCGTGGTAACTTTAGATACAAACTTTATCCTGACTATAAATCAAATCGAAAAGAGAAGAATCCACTGATTCCAATCATTGCTGATTATATGTTAGATGAATTACATGCTATACCTTCTCAAGGAGCAGAAGCTGATGACTATGTATATGATAGTTATGTATTGAGCGAAGGTAATTGTGTTGTAGCAGCTATAGATAAAGATGTACTTTATAATTGTCCTGATGTACCGTTCTATAATTATAGAAGTTATGGAGATACTCTGGGAGAGTTTAAACACATATCTAAGGAAGAAAGTAGACTAGCCATAGCTTCTCAAGTTGTTATAGGAGATAGTGGTGATGGTATACCTGGAGCATACAAAGTGGGAAAAGCTTGGTGTAGAGATAATATGCATCTTGGTATGACAGACTACCAATTCACTAAGGCTATATTTAAAGCATACTTGAAAGCAAGTGGTGGTAATTCCAAGATGGCAAAAGAACAAGCAAGGTTATACTATAGTGTACTAAAATTATATACACATAAAGAATTAAAAAATGTAAATGAAAACTAAAAAAACAATAACAAGTATATTTATGGTGCCAACTCTAATGGTTCCAAAGAACGCATTGAAACAGAATGGGTTTATAAATGCTTACTTAGATGATGTAGAACGAGATTTTAAATATGATGATGTTGTTTATCTCTTGTTCTTACCTACTGATGTAGCAAAATTTAGAGAATTCCTCGATGGAGAATATGAACGTACCACCTCTATCATCGAGGATTATGATTATGAAGGTGGTTTTGTTGTGTTAGTATATAAACTTAATCCAGACTTCGATATAGACTTTTATTTAATTAGACAAGGTAGATATTCTGAAACAAGCAAGGAGTTTCAAAAGATATTCCCAAAGATTGTAAAGATTAGAAAGAATGGTCTACATAGAGATGAGATTAGTCTTCAATACAGAGTGTTTAATAAAACAGATGACATGATAGAGTATTGGGAAGATAAACTCGGTATAGATTGGGATGAAAGTCTTGAAGTATGGGAAGGCTTTGATAAAAGTAGAGAGATACTTGACATAAACAAACTAAAAAAAAGTGTTGAATTAACAAAAAAATAATTATGGATGCAGAAAAACTAATGAATGAGAACCCTCTTACAAAAGCTAAATTAAAAGAGTGGTTTTTAGATAAACTTATGGCTTCAGCAGAGGAGTTTAAAGAAGATGACTCTTTTAAGGAGTTCATGATTAAGTCTGGTATTACAGATAATCAAATAACAACAGTATTTAAAGAGGGTGGTAGAGCCAGTTTAGATATGTTTGATGAGAATGATGTAATAGTAAACATAATACATGACTGGAAGACAAAGAAGTTCTCTTATCGTATAAATAATGAGAAACAGACTGGTAAATACTCTTTAAGAAAAGAAGCAGAGAAGCATGCAATGCAGAAAGCTGTAAGTATTCTTGAGTCAAAATTAACTGAAAACAAGGAAACAGATGACAACCCAGAGAATTAAAGACTTAGTAGAAGATTACTTTAATCTAGATCTATCAGAGAAGACCAGAAAGAGAAATGTAGTTCACATTAGATTCTTATATTACAACTTGGCTTATAACCATGCATCAGATGGTATGAGCTTAACTGCTGTAGGTAACACTATTGGTGGTTTTGATCACGCTACTGTGCTGTATGGCCTTAGACAATACAAGAACTTATATGAATTCGATAGAGCTTTTAGAAACAGAATCAATCCATTTCTTAATGAAGTGGA